TAGAGAAAGTAGAGAAAGTAACAAAAGAGTAGTAGAAGACCATGGAGAGAATGAAGAGGAGGATAGCTATGATGAAGAAGAATTTAATGATGATCTCGATGATTTTGGAAGCCAAAGAATGGTAGCAATTCTTACTCATTCTTTAGCCAATGTTTTTACATATGAAGGTATTACTCTACCTGAAACCATTTTCACTCTTAGTCAAGCATTAGAAACTCATAATAAATTACAGGAAGGTATTCTAACAGCACTTAACAGAATCGCTGACAAACTTTCAAAATAGATAGCCCTTTAAAAAAAGCCTAGGGAATAGCCTTTTAAAAAAAGCCTAGGGAATAGCCTTTTAAAAAAAGCCTAGGGAATAGCCTTTTAAAAAAAGCCTAGGGAAAAATATTATTGGACTTCTTTAGAAAATCTATAACCTTTTAACATTTAAAGGTATTGAAAACTTATAATCATATACTCTTATATTATTACCTTCAGCCGTCTTTGAAGATTTTTCATAGCGTTTAACTCTTGCTGTAAATGATATAAGATCATTTTCATTTAAATGACCTAATTCTTTAAACCCTTTTGTCAGATTAAACCATGAATGATCTGATAAAATCTTATTTGGTTCACCCATCTTATAAATATCTATTAGCAAAACAGTTAATGATCCTGGTTTAGCCCCAATCCTTTTAAATTTTCCAACAAATGTATCACGTATTTCTTCTAATTCAGATAGAGATTCTCGAAAAGTAGAACCTGTCTTTTCTGATATACTAGTTATTGGCATGTGCATATGACAATATTCCTTATATTTTTTAGCAGATAATTTACATCGTATACCAAGTTTTGTAATTCCTTTGCAAGTCATGCAAATCATGCAAGTCATCTTTGTCTTTAGTTTAATAAAACAAAAAAATAATTACTCCATCATTTTTTATTTATTGTATGTACTAATGATTATAGCCATAAATAAAATATAAACCAGTTAAACATAAAATAACACCAAAAATATCCTCTTTCTTTAATTCTGCATGAAATATTAAGACATCCGCTAATAATATGATTATTATAGATCCTATAGACCAATATAAATTGACCTGATACATACCTTCATAATTATACGACTTACATAAAAGAAGAATTACCGTTAAATAAAAAACACATGCCAACAATAAAAACGTTATATTACTACCAGAATTATATTTTTTTAAACAACTTTGCGCTATTGCTTCCGATAAAATAATCAAAAATATTATTATCACAAAGGATAATACTTTTTCATTCATATATACTATTCATATATTGTATTTTTTCTTTTATTTAAATTTAACAAAGCTAATACAGTTTAAATTCATGAACTAGCAAATAAAATAAAATAATGTGGACCAATTTTCTTTCAGTTTCATAAGGGACTTAGCGAAGCTGAAACTGTAAGCCCTTATAGAGCAGAGTTCATAAGGGCGGACCGCCGCCCTTATAAAACAAACCGGACCTACGACTGTCGTTAGCGCATGTCTTTAGCGCAGCAGGTCCAATAGAGCAGGGTCTCTTTAGTTTCATAAGGGCGGCGATCTGCTAAAGCGAAGCTGAAGCTGTAAGCCCTTACTTGTTGTGATTTCTCTTATAATATTCCTCTTCTATCGTATCCTTAATAATCATTCTAACAACTTCGACAGTCCTTGCCTGACCCAATCTTACTAGACGGCCTATCGCCTGATTTTCTATTGCCAATGCCGCCTCTTTATCTGTATTTGGTGTATCTAATAAGATTATATTCGTGGCTTCTGTTAAGTTATTACCAGAACTACAGCTCTCAGAACTTAACATAATTACACGTATTGATGGATCCGTCTTGAACTTACTTATGCTCTTAGTTATCATATGAACATTACCCTTACAGAATACATGTTGTATACGTGATTCAGTTAAGACCATGCTAACCATTTCTAACATTTGATTCCATTGACTAAACAAGATTACACGACTCTCATTATTCTTTAACACCTCCTTAAGATATTCTATTAAATATGCCATCTTAGTTCCCCAACGATCTAATATTGGGTTATCCGACTTTATCTCTCCTTCACCTTGAGTCTCACCAATTTTCTTATTTTTTTCTTGTTCATTAGTAGTTATCGTCTGTATACTCGCCTTACTTATACTCTTACGGCATGTTGGACAAAAACTATTCGTCTTTGTATTAAAGATTAACTCAATGCAAGAAGCACAATTCATATGTCCACATGGATTTAAACACAATTTGTTCGTTTCTGTAATTGGATCGTTACAGATTTGACAAGGTTTATCCTTATAATTTGCCGCATTCAATTCAGTAAAAATCTTTATCTGTTCTTGTGTATCCTTTAAATCATTTTTAAGCTTAATTAACTTTTCTTTTGTCGCTTTCTCTCTATATCTATCCCTATTCTGCAACTTTACTTTCTGATCCTTTAAATCTTCATAGATTGCCCACTCACTATCACTTAATTTATTACCTGATGCCGTTATCTGCTCTATATCCTTAATCTTATCCTGTATTTCCTTCATCATTAACGGATATTCGACTTGCCAATCGTTATAAGTCTTTATAGTCTCAGCTATATCTTGTTCTACCTCTTCCGCAACTTTTACATAATAATCTTTCATTGAATTATTTATATTCTCCATGGTTACCACCTTACCACCAATTATATCCGAATCTTTATCAGATATCAGTATATTCGTACATAACTGCAATTTTCTAGTATAGTCATCATTCTTAACATTATCATATATCGCTCTTTCCGTCTTTGTAAAATTTAAGAATTTAACATTCTCCTTAATTCCTGGTATTACAATCTGCTCTTTCGTCGACAATTTCGTATTCCTTCTAAAATACCTTTCCAATATATAATCTATCGTCTTTGATTGCATGGTTTGCAATAAACCATTCTTTGTCTGACCATAATCAATATTCGCTAAGAACATCAATATGCCCTCGAAACTCGTCCTTGTATGTGCTAATGGATCACCTGTTACACACCATTTATATGTCGCCTTAAAAGAATAAATCGCCTGAGCAGTCGATCTTTCGACTACCTTTTTCGATGTTGGAAATAAAACCTCGTGTGCCTCATCTAAGATTATACGATGCCAATGCACTTTATGTAAACTTATGTCATCTTGCATCGTATAATTCTTGTTCGTTAAGAAAGGATAACTTACTATTACAACATCTGCATTCTGTAAATCCTTATAAGTGTATGTTCGAAGCTGCACGATCGTCGTTATTTTAAGAATATTTATCTTATGCACTGTTTCAACATAACTATTAATCTCATCCTCCCATTGTTGACAGAGTCTTGCTGGAACAATCACCAACGTTCCAACACTCCTATATAATCCATCATATTTATCAACACTTTTATTATTACCATCTAAGATATTAGAATCATTAATATTTTGATTAAGAGGTTGAACTCCAGATTCTGTGTTGTTATCGACGGATTTAACATCATTTGTTTCACTTGTTGTTGTTGTTATTTGAGTATCAGTTGATAAAGTCTGTGCAAGGAGATCTGGGTTTATTGGTGTTTGTGTTAATGAGATCGCCTTTTTAATCACTGGTGGTGGCATCTTTAATGTTATTTTAATCTTATTATTTGTATTTGTATTTGTATTTGTATTTGTACTTGTATTTATATTCGTATTATTCGTATTTGTATTCGTATTCGTATTCATATTCGTATTATCAGCTTTCTTATCTAATTGTAGCAATATCTCCTTATTTGGTAACTGTTTTGCCATAAAGCGACTCGCCAATAATGGGTTCCTTACTATTAAACCTACCATACTTAGCGTCTTACCTAGACCAACTTCATCACATAATACACCTCCATGAAGGATTGTTGAATCACTATTCGACCATAATGATTCATCATTAAAGAAGAGATTGTCCTTTGTCTTATAGATTCTATATGGGTTTATCTCCTCTTTTGTAGGATCTAAATTCGCTCTCTTTAATTTATATTGTGTCAATCCAATATAATCAACATAATCTATTTTATTAAACTTCATATCTGCACCTTTCTCTAATGATGCCATCCAATCAACATTCGCTTTCTGATATTCGAATGGAGTTTTAGCCTTCTTAATACAATTTACCCATGAAAGATTATCAGTTATTTTTGGAACGACGGCCGTCTTTATATTAGAAGAAATTAAATTATAATATTTACCTGTTGTATCTGGTCTATTCGTAATTTCCTCTCCTAGATCCTCTATTAACTTGTCTAGTGGACTTGGCGGAACCATATTAGAATTATAACTCATTATCTTCTCCAATTCATCACAGTTTACATAAACACGCAATACGACCAATTTCTGCTTTTTATTAGTACTTACACGCAATCTATATAAACTATCATTTCCTATCGTATCTGTCTTATTTACTGGATAACGAACCGGATTGAATAAGACTGCTGCTATAATGTCAGATTCACTCTGCTTTATATCACATAGTCTTACTATTTTACCATCCTTTAAAATTTGTTGGGCTATTATCTTCCTTTTCATATTATCCAAACAAAATGTTATTGGTACATCTTGTGCTGCATTATCCATATATGCATAAGATGCTATATCCGCCTTATATATGCGAAACCAAGCATCTGACGCATTTTTCTCATCCTCTAGTAACCAATACATATTATTTCTGCTACTAACGCTAACACTACCGCTAACGCTACTGTTACTGCTACTGTTACTGCTATTGGTATTATTCATTTATAAGAATAAATAAAATTATTAATTAATCTTAAAAAATAAATATTATTTTTTAAGATCATTTTTTTATATCCCTTACCTCTACTCTAATAAACTAATCAAAGAGATTATTTGTGGGTGAATTATTATTTACATATTTAACAAGATCTTTTAAAATAGCAGATACAATATATCTGTAATTAAATACTGATTTATCAATACGTGAACTATGTTCATTAAAGATAAGAGATTCATCTAAGGGTACATAAGCTGTTATTACTCGATCCTCAGATTCTCTTTCAATAAAATCAACATATAATATTTGATAATTCAATTGTGGATAAGTTTTTCTAATATAACAGTTTAGCTCTTTAATACTTTCCCATTGCAAATCTGCTGTATCCTTTCTAAAGCTTGAGTCAAAAATATAAGTTTCATTAGTGCATACGAATAGTACCGAATCCCTCCCCTTAAGAATATCCATAAATCTATTTGTACGTCTTAAAAAAGTTATATGATTTACAGAATTGTCACTACTCGGTAAATGAGGGAAACCAATGTTGTATCGATTTACTATCCCTTTCATATCTGATGGCAAATAATCAACAAATTCATTCATTATTGCATCCACCACATTTTTAAATCTTAAACAACTACACCAATCAAATGGAAAAGCCTCTGTCCTCATATTAGCTGCCCTAATTGCAATTGCACTTGCACATGTGTAACCTAATGAAATTATGTGATTATAATGCGGTAATAATTTTGTTCTATCGATATGATATTTCATCAAACCATAGTCCATCAATGTCATTTATTATTAATTATATTTAATAATAAATATAATATGTTTATTATTAATTATATTTAATAATAAATATAATTAATTATAATAAATATAATTAATTATATAATATATTTAATAATAATATCTATAAATATATTATATAATATATTTAATAATAATATCTATAAATCTGATATCTTACCGTTATATAATTTGACAAAAACACCAGGTCTATCATTTTTCTTATTTTTATCATAGCATAAATAATGATATTCAAAGTTTATTTCATCGGTAGTTCTTGCTAACTTTGTATGACACTTTAAGCAGATTATCTTGTTG